CAGGTCGATGACGTTGAAACATGGCTGGACCATTCCTATTCGCCGTATCTTCGAGATACTCGCTTTGTCCGTGGTCTACGCGTCGACCATTTTCGTCACGGCGTTCATGCTGCTTTCCATTGCCAGCAACATGATGGGGTTGCGCACGTTAAAAGGCTATCTGACTGCGCTCTGCGCCGCGATCTCGGGGGTCGTAGGCTATGTCACGTTCGTACAGGCGGAACTCATGAATGCCAAGACCATCGCATCCTTGTTGCCGTTCTTCGTGGTTTCCGGTGTCAGCATCGCAGGATTGACGTCCGATGATCCATACTGGTACAACAACAATTTCTCCCAATTGGGC